TGTCGCGAGGTATTTGCTGAGCGTTGAACTTCCCAGAACTACTAAGCCTACCGCTAGTAGTAAATATAAGATTAAAATTTGTACGTATGCGACCATCACGGTCAAGCTCTGGTAGAATCTTTGAAATATAGGTATTTTGGATTTTTCCAAGCTGTCGTACCTTTAAAATAGCCGCTGGAAGCGGGTGTTCTTCTGAAAGTTGCTCTAGCACTTCTGCGTCTGTTGAAACTGCTCCTGTGGCAGTTTTCTTCCCTGTGGGATTAAGTCCAAGATAGTCAAAAAGAACAACCCGTAACTGCATAACGCTATTAGGATTAAAGATCTTACCAGTATCTTTTTCAAATCGCTTAACTTCTTCGAATCCATACACTACCTGTTTGGCTTTTTCAATTTCTTCGTCTAAGTACAGATTAGCCGCAGACATACGCTCTTGGCTAATTGGAATTCCTACTTCTTCCATGTCCATTAGGAACAATGTACCAGGAACTAAGATTTTTTCGTATACATAACGCAGTTTGTCATTTTGTTGCACAATCGGCCAAAACTTCATGAATAGATCATAAGTTACAGCAGTGTCAATACTAGCATAACGACTAATAGTATCGAAAG